GCTGGATTCAATCTCAAAATCGAGCAGGTTACTGATGTGTTTGAGGAGATCATCTTCTGTCAACACGTGCCATGCCTTGTGCATGGTAGTTGGCGGATGATCAGAGAAGTGCGGAAGGTTTTCCGCAAAGATGCGATGTGTTTGGTAGGTTGCCCCAACGCAGACGCCTTCCGGAGGTGGCTGGGCGCAGTTGGCGACGCAGGTTTGCACCTATGTGATGGTGTGCCGGTGTTGCAGAGCTTCTACCAGATGTACAAGCGCAATGGTCTTAGCTACTCTGATCGCTACCTCGATCATGTCATGTCCCATACACATTATCTTCGCAGAACTGCTGCGATTGATAGCACGATCGATGATGCAGCGCGCGTATCATTCTATCAGTCGTCTGGTATTTTACCGGACACCCAGGTCATGTTAGAGACCTATCTAGATTCGCTAAATTTCGGTGATGTGTCGGCCACTCCGGTGGATATTGGTTGTATTGAAGACATCGAGGGGGGACAACCATTTGACCTACTCACTGACACGAGAATTTAGAATGGCTAAGAAGCAAATTGTGCTGAACATGACAGACAAGCGTAAGAAGAAGGCCAAGGGGGATAAAGGTCCCACGGCAGTAGGCAAGCTCATCCGTGAGCTTGGAGCGTTGGGAGGGGGAGCGGCCGGCAGTTATGTTGGCCACAGTGCACTAGGCGGACTCGCTGGTAGGCAGTTGGGCGGTATGTTATCTCGCTGGATGGGCTTCGGAGATTACAAGATTGTCCAGAATTCTATCATGACTAAGAGTTCCAATAGCATCCCTTCCATGCACAAGACGGGGCAAACCGTTGTTGTGCGGCATCGTGAGTTTTTGTGCACCATTGTTGGTAGCACCGATTTCACCGTGCAACAGAAGCTTTCACTCAATCCTGGGATGTCCAGCACATTCCCATGGTTGTCCAAGATCGCTACCTGTTTCCAAGAGTATCGCATCAAGGGAGCGGTGTTTCACTACATCCCAACTAGCGGTACCGCTGTGAGTAGCACGAATGCCGCCTTAGGGTCAGTCATGATCCAAACCAGTTATCGGGCGTCCGATAATCCACCGTCTAGCAAGGCGGAGATGCTTAATGAATATTGTGCATCAGAAGCGGTTCCCTCAGAATCATTCATTCATCCGATAGAATGTAGTCCTAAGGAGAACCCGTTCTCGATACACTACGTTCGCAATCGCACTCCTCCAACTGGCGAGCCACTACTAAGTTATGATCTTGGTACGACTTTTGTTGCCACGGCAGGTCAGCAGTCTGTTGGTAACAATTTGGGCGATTTGTACGTTACGTACGAAATTGAGTTGAAGAAACCAGTATTAGCGTCTCCCATCATGGGTCCCGCATATCTGTTCCTTCGACAAACCAGTCGCACTGATTTCGCCACTTGTTTTGATGGCACCCGAACCGTGCAGGGTGATTTGCCTTTCACTGCCGCCGGTTCTGCGATCGCAATCAAGCCTCGCTTGGGTGACCAATCTTTAGTGTGCCTCGTCGGTACTAGTTCGAGTACCATCACTACGTGCCCTGCGCTTAGTGTCGCGCTGACCAATGGTACATTGCGGAGTATCTGGACTACTGGGAATACAATCAACGGCGCTCAGCTATCGACCCCGATCACAGCTGGCGGCCCCTTGTCAAACTATGCTGCCAGTTTTGTTATTGCTATTGACGATCCCACGGAGGAGGTCACTATCGACTTCTTCAATACCATAATCATTGGTAACCTTGGCAACTTTAATCTTACTGTGCTTTCTCTGGACACAGTGCATTAGTTTCGAGATCTTGCAACTTGAAGGTAGGTGTAGGCGCCCGTACGGTATCCATGGTAGGCTACAGCCATGGTGTGTCAAGCTGTGCGTGGAGCGTAGCGCACGGACTGAATAGTTGCAACCTCGCATCGTGCTTGCGATGTTCCACTTGCCTTAGGGCCGCTCAGATCCGGTGTGAAGAGATCCCTGGCCTAGTAACAGAAGTGGTGCTAGGATCGTCTTTGATCAGAGGCGATTAAATGCGTTTGTATGTGTTAGTGTTTGATCAGCAACGGGATAAAATCTTGAATGTGGGCTTCCCGGCTAACAACCAGTATACCAG